AAACTAGAGTGGAGATTTACACAGGAGTTTGAAAAGAGAATAGACAACCTTAACAATAGGATAAAAAGTATAGAGCGTGAGCCTAAGTATTCTGACGATGAGCGTGATCAGATGATCGAAGAACTTGAACTAAGAATAGAGGCTATAGAAGATATGCGTGAAGATGCATTGGATGAAGCGTATGGCGGTTGAACCTAAACTTGTTATGGTACTGTGGTTAGATATCACAGCGACTGCGGACTGGACGGAAGGGGATGAGGTTGAACCCACCCCCTTCCAAACAGTTGGTTGGTTACATTCTGAGGACGATCATGTAGTTAAAGTTGGTAATACTATGGACGAAGAGAAGAAGGTCTATGGTATTACGTGCTTTCCCAGAGGCTGCGTTGAACGGATTCAGGAGTTGCAACTTTCGACTTCGACTTTCCCTGCCTGATACGATCAGCAGCATAGACATCCAGATTTATTCCGTGGTTCTTTAGGAATATCTGTGCCCATGTACGCTGTACATTATCCCTGCACATATGAACCCTGTGTCTATTGACCCAACAGAAACGGGCAAAGCATAATAACTTTTGCTCTGCCCATTCCTGTTCCTGTTCTGCTGATGGGTTCAGCACATCACTTACCTCTTTCCCGGTTGATTAGAATGTCACAGTAATGTTTGATCTTCTCCAGATCATCCTCACCCCCCTTGTTATCGTACCTACAAATGTACTTGATAATATTCCCTTCGATAAACCCCATGTTATTTTCTAAAATAAAATCAATCGGCTGTATTGGCAGGTCGTAATGATTCGGTGTCTTCATTTTTATTTACCCATTGCTCCAGTAGTGTTATCAGTTCGTAGAGTACATCCTTGACCGCATCTATGTCAGCCTCAATCTTATCTACACGTTTTATTAGTTCGGTTTTGTGTATACCTTCTTTTGGGTAAGAGTACCCGTCTAAGTTTGCTCCGCTCATATGTTATGCACCACGTTATCGAACGCCTCCAAGACGCTCTTAAGTTTATACCATACCTTACCCTTCATAACTTTAGGTTCGGCTCCTTTACGGGTAGTCATCCTACCCTTGATACGCTCAACCACGGCTAGATGCCATCCTTCAGTTGAGTGAGTGACGGTCTGCTTGCGTAACCAAGCATCCGACACCCAAGTTCTATTGAGATTATCCACAAAAATCTCATCCTCTTCTGGCTCTATAATCATATAGGCATTAACTCCTTTACTGGTACAGCCCAACACTCAGGACGTTCTTGTCCAAAGTCTGTGAGCCATTTGTCTTTCATTAATTCTTTTCTTGAAAACCCTAGTATTTTAAACTTGGGTCTTCTCCCATGCACCCACATATTTTGAAGGCAAACATAACGCATACCTTCCTTGTCATTAGGTCTAATGATCAAGCAGGGAGGAACCGTCATGCTCATACGCACCTCAATGTCCGGGGCTAGGTCAGGCTGTGACTTGTACGTATTGACACTGCCATCCCAATAGATACCAAGGTACTTAGCCACTGCCATCTCACTGGCTGCTGCTTTGATGTTGGTATCGAACAAGTCCTTTGGCTTGTACCCTGCTGCGTGTTCACTTCCTTTAGCCCATGAGGATAGGCATCTATTGACGCCCACCTCAGTTGCTAACTTTGCTTCGTACCATGTCAACTCAATAATTTCTTCCATTCTTTCTTGCCACCGTATTTATAATTGCTAGATTCAGTTCTTCAACTGTATCAAACTCACCCATTCCGTAGTGATCATACCATACACCATTGCCTGAATGATTAGTTAGGATAAACTTCCACTTGTTATCCATAGTCCTGTATCTTTCAGCACCCCAGTTAGTATTACCAACTGAATCACACACGTTAAAGGATGAACCCTTACCCCATACTACCTCATCTTTCGATGTACTTTCGTATCGCTTTCCAGACTTCTTGCTCATGATCATCCTCCGAATTAACCATGGGTTCGTAAAGGTTTTCCGACACCATCTCTGGGTCAACCACCCGATTATACACTACGTCATCCAGTATGGTCAGGGCTGACTTCACGTGGAACTCAACCATAGACGCAATACTCTCTTCATTTTTGTCAGTCATTTTAACTCCTTCAATCTGTTGAACAGGTTCAAGGCGCTGACAAAGGCTTCATAGTTTCTTACCCACTCAACCCTAGATTGAAAGCCCTGTTGATACCTGCCTGTTGCTTTATCCAAACGCAGAACCAATGTCTGCTCCACTTGTCTACCATGTATATCCTCCCATGCCTGTGCGTATGCTGCATTCTGAAGATGGTACTCCGGGTATATACCCTTGCTTGTCTTCCAGTCTATGATACACAGGCTACCGTTAACGTATGCTGCACAGTCTAGTGTACCTGCATAGTTGTCCTGCCTACTGTATATCTTTTCCTCACTGGATATAAAGTCTATATCATTATCACCTACCCAGATTTTAAACGCTTCAATAGAATTACAGGCATCCGGATCATCAGGTAAGTCCGGTAGATTATCATCGCCAAAATTACCTTCGGTGCCAATAAAGACTTCCAGTGCGTCTTCGATCCACTGGTGCGCTGTCGATCCAGTCTCAAGCGCATTGCCTGAACTGCCTCTATACGCCGACTTAACACCCTTGATAATTGCTCCAAGTCCAAGCCTACTTGTATACTTAAACGGTTTAACTTTGTCATCTTCATCGTCATCTATAAAAAGGTTCCTCTCTAACCATTCACTTCCTTGTTTCAAAGCCCACGGTATTAATGCGGGTTTAGATATTACAGACAGTACCTTGGTTGCTGACGCAACTGGTTTACCGTCCACCCTGTAGGCGTGGAGTTTCTTATCAAAGTTTAACTCCACCTCCTGTCCATCATGATACTTAATTACTTGCATTCAAATACTCCAATGCTCTTGTTAATCCTTCCACGTTATCTCCTAGTTTGCCTAGTCCTGTATTACACACCGTACAAAGTACGCCCCTTAATTTTCCTGTCTCATGGTCATGGTCTACATTTAGATAACCCTTATTCTCCTCACTTGTTTTACCGCATAAGTCACAGCCATCCTTTGCCATCTCATTGTATTCCTCCAAGGTTATGCCATACTTATTTTCTAGGTCCCACCTCCTTTTATAATCCCTGTACTTATCATTGTGACAGGGTTTACACGTTCTATATATTCCACTGCTCTTTCTATTACGTCCGGCATTTGTGTATTTTCTAAATTCCTTGCGGGGCTTATCCACCCCGCAAGATTTACAGACAGGCATTAGAACGGTACGTCAGTGGCTCCACCAGAAGAGGCATAACTTCCACCACCTCCACCTGACCCACCACCTTGGTATGGTGCTTGCACCTTACCTGATAGGTACTTCGTACCCTTCTGTGACTCACTCCACCACAGTGACACCTGAAGTTTTTCTCCTCCTTCGGTTACCATGTTGCCGGTAAAGTCTGGGCGTTTCTCATTACCCTCTTTGTCGGCGGTGAAGATTGAAATCGTTCCTGCTTTTTGCTCATATGTACTCATTTTGTTTTCCTGTTGTTGTTGATCTAGTTGTTGTTGATGAAATTCATCTTGTCTCATATACCACATACTCCTGATAGACATTGTTCCTCTGAGTTATCCTCAAAGATCATACCCTTCTTGTTGATTGCCTCTTCATATGGTACTGAGGTAATCGGTTGACCACCACGTGCGCCGTCAGGGTAGACAGTCAGACCACGTAGACCCTTTGCATACTTCTGAATCCAACCTACGTACTGAGGGATAAGGTCAGCATTGTTATGCTCAGTATCCCATGCAGGTAGATTGATTGTACTGCTGATAGCCTGATCCACATAGGCTTGTACATCATGTTGAAACTTGATACGTCTTTCTGGGTCTTGTGCCAGATCAACTGCTGATTCAATCTTGTTCGGGTTGATACCCATCTCAATTAGAATCTGTGCTGTACCATCCACCACGAACTCATGCTTCCAACGTGTGCCATCGGTGAGATATCTACGCTTGAATGCTACTGAGTAGACTGGCTCAACACCTGATGTGGTTCCCGCTAGAATACTAATGGTTCCAGTAGGGGCGATTGCACGTACACCCTTGGGTATCACACGAAACAACTCATTACAAAAGTCTTTGGACGCATGGTCAGACTCATTACGGTAGACCTTGAGCCACTGCTTCAACTCATCAGTCACCTCATACTTATGACCACGCTTGAGTAACCACTCATGCATACCCATCAGACCCAGACCTAATCGGGAGTTCTTCTGTCGTACATCGTACACCTTTTGATAGGGTAGTTCAGCACGTTCCAGACCGCACACTAGGAACTTGGTTACCAAATGTACTACGTCTTTGAACTCTTCGATTGATTCAATGCGGGACATATTAACTGACGATAGGTTACATACATCACTGTCATCCTCCGACACCACCTCACAACACGCATTGCGTAGCGTTTCATTCTGCTTGTCACCGAAGTTAAAACTAAATCCCGGCTCACCAGTTTTCATTGCTTGCTTTACATTCTCCAGAAACACGGGGTTGCTCTTGTCCTTGAGCCATGCGTCATCGTAGTTCAGGGATACATTCATCATGTCCAATGGTGCGGGAGCATTGAAGTCTGCTTCTTTGGATGCTCTCTGTTCTGGAGTCCAGTTCTTAACTCTCAGAAAATCTTGAGCATCCTCATGTTGCCAGTTCATGCTACCGTACATTGCAGATCGTCGTGAACCTCCCTGCATTACGTTGCGTCCAATCTCATTGGTGGCTAACAGGAATGGAATCGGCCCACTACTAACGCCACCTGTCTTGGACAATGTGCGACCCTTGGGTCTGAAGTTTGTTACATCAATACCAATACCACCACCTGTCATTAGGCAAGACCCTGCACGTTTCCAAAGGTCTGCCCATTCTTCACGGCTGTCCTCTTCAGCCTTGAGTAGATAACAGTTGTTATAAAACCTAGCCTTACGTCCTGCATACCAGAGATACCTGCCTCCGGGGAGCCATTTAAAATCAACAAGATACTCCACTAGTTGATCACGCTCTTCCTTGGTCATCAAGGCTTTCTCAGTGCCACCGTTAGTACCTGCAACAGCATCAACCACGATGTGTGCCCTGTCTGCCCATGTCTCATACTGATTCTGAGCGTATTTGTTTTTGAATATGTTGAGTCCTAACTCAGTTCTAAACTCATTCATTTGCCCAACCCTTCCCTGAATTCCTCATCGGATATCTTGTCTCTTTCCTCCATCATCTTGTCATATCCTTCTGGTGTAGCCCATGCTGACGGCTGACGCCCGTTGAATGCTCCGGGGTGGTAGAGGTACCGGCCTATGCCGAACTTCACTGCTGCCCGTTTGAGAGCGTCTGAGATACCACCCTTTGCACCTTCGATCTGGCTGTCATCTGCGCCATCTGATTTGGATACCAGTGTGCCACCAAAGTTACAGGTCAGGTTGCACATCATGCGACCACCGATAAACTCATATGAGTCTGACCATCCCTCTACACCGAACACCTCATCAAGTCTTTGCATTACGTCACGTGCTGTGATGTATGCCAGTTCCTTACTACCTCCGGGGCCTTTACGAAAGGATACAGAGCCGATGGGGAATGGGCGCTTGAGCGCACGTTCTTTATTGTTATTCGTCGGAGTCATTCATTGCCTCTTCTTTAGTGATTGGGTTGTACTTAATTGTTCCATCTTCTTCGTGTGATACTTTGTAATACTTGGTTACCATCTCTGACTTTGCCAGTATCTGCCCATCAGCGGGTAGCATAGCCTGATTCCACGCATCTTGATATCGATCAAGTAGTGGGGTAATTGTGTTTCTCATTCGAATCATTTTGATCTCCAATTTTTTATGAACCATTCCGCATCAACAACCGCTAGGGGTTTTGAATGATTCTTCTTAACTATTAATAGCGGTTCATGTAGTTCCTTGCTGTTTTCTATACATTGATCGTATGCTTTGTGTAGATTCAGTCTCTCAGTATTCTTTGCTTCAATACTGAATGGAAACTTTGCCCTTGCTTTTGGCGACAGGAGTACATCTTCACCCCCGGCACCCATACTTCGTGAGGTCACATCATCTTCTTTGAGTCCGGTAAAGCGATCAAGTATCTGATTCATTACCCACTGTTGAAGCCTTCGACCCTTTGCTTTCCCTGATTGTGTTTTCAATATAACTTCTCAATCAGGTCTAAGTCCTGTGCATATGATTTGATAGTGTCTGCTATGTCAATCAATTCCTCCACTGTGTAAGATTCTTTTCTTAACCGTATGGTTAAGTAATGGTTTCCTTTGTCATCTTGCCACGATCCAACTCTCATTAACTCTGTTTCTATCATGTTAATCCTGCCATGTTTAAGTTTCCATGTATGCCATCGGTAGGTTCAGCATTGCCGATAACATCCATCCCT